TTTGAGTGGTACAACTCTGGCCCCCGCCAGCGTCTCCAGCCGGGTGGAAGTATTGTGATTGTTATGACCCGGTGGTCTAAGAAGGACTTAACTGGTCAAATATTGAGCACCGCCGCCAAGAAGGAACTGGATGAATGGGAGGTTATAGAACTCCCGGCACTACTGCCTTCCAATAAACCCCTGTGGCCCGAGTTCTGGAAGCAAGATGAACTAGAAGCAATCAAGGCCGAACTTCCCGTTGGGAAGTGGGAAGCCCAGTACCAACAGAACCCTACCTCAGAAGAGGGCGCAATCATCAAGCGGGATATGTGGAAGATATGGGACAGGGACAGACCACCAGAGGTGGACTACATCATTCAGTCTTGGGATACCGCCTTTGAGAAAAACAACCGGTCTGACTACTCAGCCTGCACGACGTGGGGAGTCTTTTACCGGGAAATTGATGGGATCGAGGTTGCAAATATTATTGTTCTGGATGCTTACAAAGAAAGGCTTGAGTTCCCCGAACTTAAAAGGCAAGCCTACGATATGTGGAAGGAATGGAGTCCCGACACCCTGATTGTTGAGAAAAAGGCAGCAGGGGCACCTTTGATTTATGAATTAAGAAGGATGGGAATTCCGATTGCGGAGTACACACCAAGCAAAGGGTCGGATAAGATAGCCCGTGTAAACGCTATATCAGATTTATTTGCGTCTGGGATGGTGTGGAGACCTGAGAAGAAATGGGCTGATGAATTGGTTGAGGAGATGGCTTCCTTTCCGAACGGAGACCATGACGACCTAGTTGACAGTACAAGTCAGGCTTTGCTCAGGTTTCGTCAGGGTGGATTTATTCAATTGTCTTCAGATGAGGAAGACAAGATGTTTGTGCCTCGAAAAGCGGCATATTACTAAAGGGATTTGATAATGGAAAAATCACTGTACCAAATGCCGGTGGGGATCTCTGAGTTCGCACCCGAGCAAGAGGGTCTTGAAATTGAGATCGATATTGAAAATGGCGACGAGCCTGCCGTTGAGGTAGAGATTAGAGAGACCGGCTTTGACGCAAACCTCGCAGAAGACATGAACGAGGGAGACCTTCAGTCCATATCGGAAGAAATCTTAGATTTAATAAAGACGGACATCAATTCCCGCAAGGAATGGGAAAGAACCTACAGAGAGGGCATAGACCTGCTTGGTTTAAACATCGAGGAAAGAACCGAGCCTTGGGACGGTGCCTGCGGGGTCTACCACCCAATCCTTTCAGAATCGGTAGTGAAGTTCCAAGCAGAGACAATCCTTGAGACATTCCCAGCATCCGGGCCAGTAAAGACCAAGATCATTGGGAAAATCACCCGGGAAAAGGAAGAAGCCGCACAACGGGTTCAGGATGACATGAACTATGAACTCACCGAAAAGATGGTTGAGTACAGAAGTGAGCACGAAAGACTGCTTTGGAACCTGCCAATCTCAGGTTCGGCCTTCAAAAAGGTCTACTTTGACCCCACGATGGGCCGTCAGGTTGCGGTGTTTATACCGGCAGAGGACGTAATTGTCCCTTATGGAGCGTCTGATTTATTCTCTACCCCCCGAATTACGCACCGTATGCGTAAAAACCCTAACCAGTTGAGAAAACTTCAGGTTGCTGGGTTCTACCGGGACATCGAATTACCGGCACCAGATAGAAATACTACCGAAATTGAGAAGAAAAAGGACGAGGAAATCGGTGTAAATGTCATCGATGATGACCGCTACCTGATTTATGAGGTGCATCTTGACTACGATCTACCGGGATATGAAGACCCCAACGAGATTGCCCTTCCTTATGTGATTACGATGGACTCTTCGGGCGAGATTTTGGCAATCCGAAGGAATTATCTGGAGGATGACCCCCTGCGTGAGAAGCGGATGCACTTCACGCACTATGTCTACATCCCCGGATTTGGGTTCTACGGCTTTGGGCTTATTCACTTGGTCGGCGGCTTTGCAAAAAGTGCGACATCTATCCTTCGACAACTCGTTGACGCAGGTACTCTTTCAAACCTACCCGGAGGGTTTAAGTCCAAAGACCTACGTGTAAAGGGAGACGACACCCCTATCGCTCCGGGCGAGTGGCGAGATGTCGATGTAACGGGTATGACAATCAAGGATTCGATTGTTCCCCTCCCCTATAAGGAACCTAGCCGTACCCTGTACGAGTTATTGAACACAATCGTGACCGAAGGGCGCAAGTTTGCCTCCGTGGCAGACCTAAAGGTTGGGGATATGTCCAACCAAGCCCCGGTTGGCACGACTCTTGCAATCCTTGAGCGCACCCTAAAGGTCATGAGCGCTGTTCAGGCCCGGGTTCACTCGGCAATGAAGCACGAGTTTAAACTCATTGCAGGCATTGTTAAGGACTACACTCCGGAAATCTATGATTACGAGGTAGAAAACGCCCCGCAACGGGCAAAACAATCGGATTACGACATGGTGGAGATCATCCCCGTGTCCGATCCGAACGCCTCGACGATGGCACAACGGGTTGTTCAGTACCAAGCCGCCCTGCAACTGGCCTCATCAGCCCCGAATATCTACGATCTGCCACAACTCCACCGGCAAATGCTGGAAGTTCTGGGAATTAAGAACGTTCAAAAGATTATTCCGATTGAGGAAGACCAAAAACCGGAAGATCCAATCTCGGAAAACATGGCTGTCATGACCGGAAAGCCAGTAAAAGCCTTCCTTTATCAGGATCACGAGGCACATATTAGGGTTCATACTAATGCCGCCCAAGATCCCAAGATTCAGAAGATTATTGGTCAAAGCCCCAACGCTAGCGCAATACAGGGGGCATTAATGGCTCACATTGCCGAGCACGTTGCCTTCCAGTACCGGGTTGAGATTGAGAAAATGCTTGGTGTTCCCCTTCCCCCAGAGGACGAGCACCTCCCAGAGGACATCGAGGTCGAACTCTCCCGTGCGGTTGCGGCGGCAAGCGACAAACTGCTCCAAAAGGATCAGGCAGAGGCCCAAGCCCAGCAGGCACAAGCACTTCAGCAAGACCCGGTTGTGCAGATGCAACAAAGAGAACTCGCCATCAAAGAAGCCGATGCTCAGCGCAAGGCAATCAAGGATCAGGTCGATGCAACTCTCAAAGAAAGAGACATCATGCTTCGGGACGAGCGGGAGCGTATGCGGATTGAGTCTCAAGAACAGATTGCCGGTGCCCAGATTGGAGCCAAGGCAGCAGAGACTTCAATAAAAGAAGAGATTGAAGGAGCAAAAATAGGAGAAAGAATTGGGGCGATTTGCCAGATGAATGATACGTTTAAACTGCCTGAACCAAAGGGCTACAAAATCCTGATTGCCATCCCTAAAAAAGATGAGACTTTCAAGGGAACTCAAATTGTCCTGCCAGAGGACTCAAGAAAGAAGGAGGAAACGGCTTCCATCATAGGTTTGGTAGTAAAGATGGGGTCGCTCGCCTTTAAAGATGAAGACAAATTCCCAGACGGGCCTTGGTGCCAAGAGGGGGACTTCATCATGATGAGGGCATATTCCGGAACTCGTTTTAAGGTCTCAACCCCCGAGGGAGACCAAGAGTTTCGCCTAATCAATGACGACACAGTTGAGGCCGTCGTTGCCGATCCACGGGTAGTTACCCGCATTTAAGGAGTAAGAAATGGCTGAAGAACAACAGCAGATGGAAATAGAAGTAGAAGCGCCAGAGATAGAGATTATTGACGATACCCCAGTAGAAGACCGAGGGAAAACTCCTAAGGGTGAAGTCGATGTCTCCGATGACGAGATTTCCCAATATTCGGAAAACGTCCAAAAGAGAATTAAGGATCTGCGCCGTGCTTACCACGACGAGCGTCGGGTCAAAGATCAGGCTTTGCGGGAACAGCAAGAGGCTATTGCCTACGCAAAGTCTATAGCCCAAAAGAATCAAGAGTTACAGGAACGGCTTGCCCGGGGCGAAAAGTATTTGGTGGAGACCAGCAAGGCCAAAAACGAGGCCATGCTCTCCCAAGCCGAGCGGGAATACAAAGAAGCCTACGAGGCAGGGGACTCAGAGAAGTTGGTTGCCGCCCAAAGGAAAATGTCTGAAATCGTTGTAGAGAAGAGGGAGGTAGAAAATTATCGCCCAGCCCCTTTACAAACTGAAAATTATCAGGTAGAACAGCAAATACCGAGGGTTGTCCCTGATGATCGCACCCGTCAGTGGGTTTCTCAAAACGAATGGTTTGAGAGCGACCCGGTAATGAGAGGTGCTGCCTTTGGTATCCATGACGAACTCGTCAAGTCAGGATACGTCGCAGGATCTGACGCATACTTCGAGCAAGTAGATGCTCGCATTCGGGAGAACTTCCCGCATAAATTCAGGGTAAATAAACCTGCCTCAAACGTTGTTGCTCCTGCCTCTAGAAGCGCATCGGGATCTAAAAAGATCACCCTGACAAAGACTCAAGTCGCAATTGCAAAGCGTCTTGGGGTTCCTCTAGAGAAATACGCCGAACAGGTCGCAAAGGAGATAAGCAATGGCTGATCGTACACCCCGTGATTTAGAGACACGCTCAAATACAGAACGAAAGAAGACTTGGTCACCTCCTTCGTTGCTTCCAACCCCTAACCGGGAGGAAGGTATGTCTTACCGTTGGATTCGGAAGTCAATTCTGGGCCAAATGGATGACCGAAATATGGTGTCAAAGCAGGAT